AAGGCAAGCCTGAGTCAGCAGACAAAGGTGCTGGAAGCCCATTAAACGGTGCTCCAAAGAGAGCAAAATAATAAGGACTTATAGATGAATTTACTACGAGAGCATTTGACCTTTGACCAAGCAGGAGTTATCGTTGAGAATGCCAACGAAGGGAAAGACTTGTTTATGAAAGGAATTTGTATACAAGGCGGAGTACGCAACGCAAACCAGCGTGTTTATCCTGTAAATGAAATTGGCAGGGCTGTCAAAACTCTCAGCGAGCAGATACAAGGTGGATATAGTGTTCTCGGTGAAGTAGATCATCCAGAAGGCCTCACAGTCAATTTGGATCGTGTTAGCCACATGATAACTGAAATGTGGATGGACGGTCCAAATGGCTACGGAAAAATGAAAATCCTTCCAACGCCTATGGGACAATTAGTAAGAACAATGCTAGAAAGCGGAGTTAAGCTAGGAGTTTCAAGTAGAGGGTCAGGAAATGTTTCAGAAGACGGAAGCGGAAATGTAAGTGATTTTGAAATTATTACAGTAGATGTTGTAGCACAACCTAGCGCACCTGGTGCGTATCCAACTCCTATATACGAACATTTAATGAATACAAGAGGTGGATATAAGGCATATGAATTAGCACAGGCAACTAGAGAAGATAAAAAGGCACAAAAGTACTTAAAAGAATCGTTGATCAATATGATCAATCGACTCCAATAATAGGAGAATAATAATGTTGGATGCACTAAAAACACTTTTTGAGAACAACGTAGTTTCAGAAGATGTGCGCCAGGAAATTGAAGAAGCATGGAACGCAAAGGTGAAAGAAAATCGCCTAAGTGTTACTGCAGAACTTCGTGAAGAGTTTGCTCAAAAATATGAGCATGACAAAGGCTTGATGGTAGAAGCTGTAGATAGAATGGTAAGCGAAAAACTAGAAGCTGAAATGGCTGAACTAGTTGAAGATCGCAAGCAACTTATTGAAGCAAAAACCAAATATACTAGAGCTATGAAAGAAAATGCCTCTGTAATGAAGCATTTTGTAACACAAAGTTTAGTAAAAGAAGTTAGAGAATTGCACGAAGATCAAAAAACAATGGCGGACAAATTTAGAATGTTAGAAGATTTTATTATCGAAAGTCTAGCATCAGAAATTAAAGAGTTCCAAATTGATAAGAAAGATTTAGCTGAAACTAAAGTAAGACTTGTTAGAGAAGCTAAAGGACATTTCAAGAAGATTAAAACAAAATTTGTAGAAACAAGTGCAAACAAAGTATCTACATTAGTTGATAAAGTTCTTAATAAAGAAATTCATCAATTAAAAGAAGATATTCACACTGCACGGAAAAATGACTTTGGTAGACGATTGTTTGAAGCATTTGCAGCTGAGTATGGCAATAGCTATCTCAATGAAAAATCTGAAACATCTAAACTATTAAAAGTTGTTGATATTAAAAACAAGCAATTAATAGAAGCCAAGAAAATTCTTGAGCAAGCTAAAATTGCTACACAGAAAAAGCAAAAAGAACTAAAAAGTCTAAATGAATCTATTAACAGGAATAAAATTATTTCTGGATTAGTAGAACCTTTAAATAAAGCACAAAAAGAGCTTATGCTTGATTTATTAGAAAGTGTACAAACAGATAGACTACAAAATTCTTTTGAAAGATATTTACCAACCGTAATTGACGGTAAAAAACCAGAGCAAAAAAAGGCAATTATAACAGAAGGCAAAGAAGTAACAGGCAATAAAATACAAAAACAAGATATGACAACTGGTGCAAGGGATAATGTCATTGACATTCGTAGACTTGCAGGACTTAATTAAGGAGAAATAAGAGATGTCAGAATTATTAGAGAGTCGCTGGCAGGATACTAGAGCTGCACTTCTAGAAGGCCTACAAGGCACGAAAAAAAGCGTCATGGCAACGACTTTGGAAAATACAAGAAAGTATTTGGTTGAAAGTGCAACCGCTGGAAGTACAGCAGCAGGTAATATTGCTACCCTAAACAGAGTAATTTTACCAGTTATTAGAAGAGTAATGCCAACCGTTATAGCTAACGAAATTGTTGGTGTTCAACCAATGACAGGTCCAGTAGGACAAATCCATACATTGCGTGTACGCTACAGTGAGTCAATGTCCACAAGTGGCGGAACTGATGTAACTGCCGGTGAAGAAGCATTGTCACCATTTAAGATTGCTGAAGCTTATTCAGGTAACGGTAGCGATCCTGGCAAGCCAGATGCAACAGCTAACCTAGAAGGTCAAGCTGGCAGAAAAATGTCAATTCAAATCTTGAAGCAAACTGTTGAAGCTAAAACACGAAAGCTCAGCGCTCGCTGGACTTTTGAAGCTGCACAAGATGCTCAAGCTATGCACGGAATTGATGTAGAAGCTGAAATTATGGCTGCATTAGCTCAAGAAATTACCGCTGAAATTGATCAAGAAGTTCTACAAAGCCTAAGAACTTTAAGTGGCGCTACAGGTTCCTATGATCAAACAGCAGTGTCTGGTACAGCTACATTCGTAGGCGACGAGCATGCTGCATTAGCAGTACTAATTAATAGAGCTGCAAACGTTGTTGCTCAAAGAACAAGAAGAGGCGCAGCTAACTGGGCTGTTGTTTCTCCGTTTGCTTTGACAATCCTACAAAGTGCTACCACAAGTGCATTTGCTAGGACAACAGAAGGTACGTTCGAAGCACCAACAAATACAAAATTTGTTGGAACCTTAAACAACGCCATGAAAGTTTATGTTGATACCTATGCAGGCGATGATACAGAAATATTGATCGGATACAAAGGTTCAAGTGAAAGTGATGCTGCAGCATTTTACTGTCCATACATTCCATTAATGAGCAGTGGAACAGTACTTGATCCAGCTACATTTGAGCCAGTAGTTAGCTTTATGACAAGATATGGATATGTAGAATTAACAAATACAGCTTCATCTCTTGGTAATGCTGCTGATTACTTAAATAAAGTAGAAATGGATTCAACTAAGGTAAGTTTTAGTTAATAACTTTTTACTGTAAACAAAACTAGGTTCTATAAATACTTTTATAGAACCTTTTTTTATGGAGAAAAAACCGTGGCATATAATGATGCAGTATTAGAACATTATAATAATCCTAAGAATGTTGGTAGTTTAGATAAATCAGCAGCAGATGTTGGTACAGGATTAGTTGGTGCACCGGAATGCGGTGACGTTATGAAGTTGCAAATCCGTGTAGAAAATGAACGTATTGTTGATGCAAAGTTCAAAACATTTGGGTGCGGAAGTGCGATTGCTAGCAGTAGTTTAGCAACTGAATGGGTTAAAGGCAAGACAATTAACGAAGCTTTTGAAATTCAAAATACAGAAATAGTAGAAGAACTTGCATTACCTCCAGTAAAAATTCATTGTTCGGTTTTAGCCGAAGATGCTATAAAAGCAGCAATAAAAGATTACAGAAACAAGCAATGCACAGAGAATTAGAAACCCAAGACGAAAATGAACAAATAGGCTTAACTAACTATCGCTTTAAAGATTTGCCAAACTGGGCAAAAAAAGCATGGTTAGCACAAAAACAAAACAAGCCTAAAACTTGATAAATACTTTGTGCGATAGTGTGCCACACAGGTGGACTTATGCTGACCCACAGCGTACCGGATAGAACCCGGATCGGACTTCTAATAAGGAGAAAAAAATGGGACGACCAGTAAATAAAAAATATTTCGGAACACCTACAGCAGGTGGTGACCAGATTAAATGTACTTTTAATTATGGAGCAGGATCAGTAGACGGCTTTATTGTAAAACAAAAAGCAAATAAAAAATTTTTATGTGAAGATGCTCAAGGTATACAACAAATGTGTAAATTATTACAAGTTGCAACAAATAAAGCAGACGTTGGTGTAAGCGAAATGACTATAAATGTTGAACTAGACGATAATAGTGTTGTGCAAGTTAAAAAAATTGCTAATCGTGTTATGACAGCAACAGATGGAAATAGATATCCATGGAATTTTGCAGGCCTAGTTGACGGAGCAGCAACTGTTGAAGAAGCTGGAGTCGGTATAGACGACGGCGGAACACCAAATGATCCAGTAGATGATACATTAGATCAAGCAACTGATTTTGGTGATCCATCATAATAATCTTTTAAATTTGGGAGCTATCAGCTCCCATATTTTGGAATGAAATATGTCAAAAGTTTTAAGTGTAGAAAACGGTAATTACATTGTCAAAGTTGAATCTGGTAAAAACATCATCCTTGATACAAGTCGAGGAGTAACAAATTCAAATAATGATTTGGTTGGAGAAGTTATTATCAATGGTGGATTGTTAGTAAAAGGAACAACTACATCTGTTAATAGTCAAAATACTAATATTGCTGATAACATAATTGTACTAAACAAATATATCGAAGATCCAGATAATCCTAATCAAGCATTACCTGATGGAATTGTTGATATATCTAGAGAATCGGGAATAGAAATAGACAGAGGATCTTTGTCTGACGCAAGATTTGTTTTTGACGACGATATTTTGTGGAATAATAATACAAATAGTAATAGAGGAACTTTTACGTTCAAATTAGATGGAATGACGGAACCGTTGCCTATCTATGTTGGAGGAATAAAGACTGCAGGTAAATTTTTAATAGATTCTCCAGACGCAATATCTGTGCAATTAATAGCAGATTATGAACAAAAGATTAATTGGTACGAAGATGGTATAGTAGTAGAAAACAACGGTACAACTTTTGTTAATCCTGATTATATTCCTAACTGTCAAGCAATGGCCGATTATGTGACTTATGCATTTACAAATATAGGAACCGGTGCAGTAATTGAAGCTTTTGATACTAAAGTTATTGTAAGTGATTTTGAAGCAAGCGGAAGCGACAGTCGAGCTGATACAGTTATAGATGGTAATACACAATTTACCGTCTTTTCTGGTAGAATAGAAACTCCAGGAGTAAAGCTTTGGAATGATTCTATTATACAACCAAGAGATTTAGATACAAATTTAACACTAAAAGCACCAGGTCAGTCGTCAGTTGTCGTTGACGATATATTAGAGCTTACAAAAACACCTCACGAATCTGATCCAAAAATAGATCCAGAATTTCCTAGTAACGGAATAAAAATTTATACCAAAGCAAGTGATAGTGGAGGAACTGGATTATATTTTGCAAATGAGAATGAGATTATGGATGAATTTATTAGTAAAAATAGATCAATTGTATACAGTATGATCTTTTAAGGACAAATTATGGCTTTCATTAACAAACGATTACAAAATGCAAACCTAACTATTCTACAAGCTGATAATACAGCACTTATAGATCCTGTTACAGGAGTTAATTATACAAAAGACAAAAGCTTTGCTGTAACAAGTATAATTATTTGCAACAATAGTGCTGTAAATGCTTCAACTTTTGATATGCATTTTGTTCCTTATGGCGAACCGGTGTCTAACGGACAAGGTTCAACAAATACTGCTACAAGAGTAATTAACCAACTGACTCTTACCGCTGAAGAAACATTTAGCTTTGATACTGAAAAAATAATCTTAGCGCCTGGTGATAGTATTGTGATTTTTTCTGCTCCGCATACTGACACCTTTACAGAAATACTTGACCCAAATGGACCGGTTTACGGAGATACATTTAATTTAACTGACCTAAGTGCATTTATAAGTTACATGGAAATTTAATGCGATTAATAAAACAACAAACAACAAATGCAAGAAGCATTACAGGAAAAGGATATAAATATAACCTACAAAATGATATTGCTACAGTTGATGCAAATGCGTTGCTGGTACCTAGAGGAACAACCGATAGTAAACCAACTCTGCCTATAAATGGGTTTGTTAGATATAATACAAGCATTGAGGCATTTGAGTTTTATGTTGACGGAATTTGGCAAGTTGTAAGATATAAAGAACCGGGATTAATTCACCAACAAACTCTTGGACCTGGTAACGGACAATATATTTATTTTGGTCCTTTAAACAGTCAAGATGATGATTTTCCTGAACCATTTGCAGCTCAAAATATTATTGTGCTAGTTGAAAATGTATTTCAAATTAGTAATACAAATTATTCAATGATTTTAAATCCGTCTGCTCCTCCTAGTACAGGCGCAACAATTGAAGCTTTCTATCTCGTAAATGGTCTTGATTATGTAATTGTTGACGCAGTAGATACCGATTTTACAAAAGTTGGCGCAGCTAATAATAATACTGGAACTTTGTTTACAGCAGATTTGTCTGTTGAAGTTACTTCGTTAAGTGAAATTACCGGAAACGCCGCAGGAGAAAGATTTGGTTATAGCGTAGACGTACAAAATAACGGTACATCGAGTTACATTATAACAGGAGCCTATAAAAACGCAACGGACGGAACAGATTCAGGTAGAGTTTACATTTATGATTTAAGTGGTACATTAATTCATACTATACGGAATCCAAACGAATTTGGAATTGGATTTGGATCATCAGCCGAAGACTTCTTCGGCTTTAGTGTAGCGATAAGCAATACATATGCAGTTATTGGTGCTTTTCAAGAAGATGCAGCAGTAAATCTAGGAGTAGGTGATAACAACGGCAAAGTATATCTTTATGATATGACTAATTTAAATACAAATGCTCCTGATTATGTTCTTTCGATTTCTACTTCCATAGGTGATGGTACAGATTGGTTTGGATACGCTGTGGCTACTACTGATACACACTGCATTATTGGTGCTCCAAAAGAAGAAGAAGTAGCTTTAAAACCGTCAGGAAAAGCCTTTCTATATAATTTATCAGATCCTGTTAATAATGTTATAGAAATATCAAATCCTTTAGACTATGACTCTGGAGGATTATGGTTTGGATCAGCTGTAGACATTTCTGACAATTATGTCATAGTTGGAACAAATCCAATTGAAGTAAGTGCGTTTCAAAATAAAGTTTACATATTCAACCTAAACGGCGACTTATTATATACTTTAACTAATCCTAATATTACAGAATCAGCAGATGATGGATTCGGGTACTCTGTAGCAATATCAAATAAATTTGCAATTGTTGGTTCTTTTGCAGAAGATGTTGACGGAGTATCAAGCCAAGGAGTAATTTACATATATGAATTACAAGATACAGATCCAGTAACTCCTGTTGAGTTATCTCCTAAGTTTTATCCAAATACATCAACTGCTGAAGACGCAAGCGAATTTCTAAACGATGAATTTGGCGGAATTATAAATCCAAATATTTTTGGTACTGGTGTAAATGATAATTTTGGATATAAAGTTTCTGTATCAGATGTGTATGCTTTAGTTGCAGCTCATACAGAGGATACAATAAATCCAAATGACCCTGCAGCACTAGATCAAGATAGCGGTGTGGTTTACATTTTTGATTTATTAACAGGAGAGTTGCTAGCATCTATATCAAATCCTGACAACGATGAAAGTGCAACTGGTGACTTATTTGGTGCAGCAATGTCTATTACAAATACTCATCTAGTCGTTGGAGCATACGAAGAAGCAACGGAACAAGGAGCAGTTTATGTATGGTCAATAGACGGAAAAGCATTAGGAAGTGGTCTAGTAAGAAGAACCGGACAATATTTGCAGTTTACCTCTCCTGTTGATATAGGTAAACCTATTACTGTTTTGCATAACTTTGACAAGTAAGGAACAATGAGTGGCATTAGGACGCATATCTGGCGAAATGCTAGAGCAAAATTTAAATCTCACAGGCAATTTAACATTTAATGGTGATGCACTTACTATAGCAACAGATGGTAAAATTGGCATAAAAAATACCAGTCCGGGTGTAGAATTAGATGTAACAGGCACTGCACGGGCGAACACCCTTACAGTGTTAGGAAATTTATCCATGGAGTGGACAATATCCATGGATGCTCAAGATAACTTAAATTTTGCATACAACAGCATAGATAAAATTGCACTTTCTAACACAGGAAAAATCACTGCAAATTCTTTACAGTCTTATAGGATGCAGGAATATGCTAATATCGTTACCACAGGATATACATACCTTACTGCTAACATTTCTACTACTGGAACAGTTGTATACATGACAGCAGATATGACTGGAGACACAACCACAAATGTTAGAGGAGATGCAAGTACTACACTAGACGACTTACTTGCAGTCAACGAAAGCGTAACAGTGGTATTTTTGTTTACAAACGGAGCTACTGCTTACATTAATAACATTTTCCAAATTGACCAGGTTGCCCAAACCGTAAAATGGAACGGAGGCGCTGCACCTGCCGCAGGAACACCAAACGCTATAGATGTTTACAGTTATACAATTATTAAAACTGCTGCAAATACCTATACAGTACTAGGCAGTTTTTCATCATTTGCCTAGGAAATAAATCATGCCAAGAATAGCAAGTCTAGCTAATATCACATCATTTACAGCTACATTAGGTAAAATAAAAGAAGCAGTCTACCCTTTAACTAATAGCGGAGCTATTGATCCTACTTCACAACAATGGAGGGATCTTTACGCCCCTAGTAGCTATCAATGGATTCCTAACAAAGGAATTTATGTAGACGAAGGAGATCCTATTACTTCAGCTGAAAGCATGTTTCAAACTAA